CATTATATTTTTCAAAAACCTGAAATTAAAGAAAGGTTGGATGAAATTGACCCACAATTATATCCCGCTTATTTGAAAATTATGTCAATCAATGATTTCATGTATTTTTCTATGGAACAAATGATTGAAATGATGTCTCAAACAGGAAATGGTGTCGCTGGAAAAGTTAAGTTAGAAAATAAAGATGAAGACGAAGAAGAGGGTGGCGAAGGTGAAGATGAACCTGATACAAAAATTGTTGCAGAAGGTTTAATATTCCCAATTTTGTGTCATGAAATAATCAAAGGGTTAGAGGAATCTATCGCAAGACACGGATTACCTGAAGATCCTGAAATGTCAAGAAATGTTAGGGGTGTTACTGATGTATTGTCTAATGAACCGATGCAACTTAGAATTGGTCCTGAAATTGTTGAAAAATTAAGGTTTGCGTTACCTGACGAGATGTTTGATGATGAGAACAAAGGATTGGTACCTTGGTTTTATTCAATTCTCTATAAGACAGAAGCTAAAGAATTTTTAGATATCATTGGTAACGCAATTTCGGAAGATGAATCAAAAGTTAAAAAGGCAACTGCAAAATTCAAAGAAATTATGAAACAAGCTCAACAGTCAAAGAGTGAGTATGATAATTTTAAAGGTGAAGAAGGTTCCGAAGATGAAGATGATGATTTAGACCAACTTTATAGAGATTTGGGAATTCCAAGACCATAAATCAGAATATGATTTAACTGTGTGAACAAAGAACAATTAATAATAGAATATACGAAGTGTATGAGGAATACCCCTTATGCACTTCGTACTTATTTACAGACATACGATAATACGGTATCAAAGTATGTTCCATTAGAACTTTTTCCTGATCAAGTTTCACTACTTGAAGATTATGAAACCCACAATGAAAACATTGCGTTAAAATACAGACAAGCTGGAGTTTCCACCGTAACCGCAGCTTGGGCTTCAAAAAAACTTGCATTTGCAAGAAAAGAAAAACCTGAAAAAGTTCTAATCATTGCCAACAAGTTGGATACTTCAGTTGAAATGGCTAACAAGATAAGGGCATTTATTGAACAATGGCCTAGTTGGGTTTCAATCGGGTTTTCGGTAGAAAAAAACTCCCAAAGACATTTCAAACTTAATAATGGATGTGAGGTCAAAGCGGTGGCAACATCCAAAGATGCACTTAGAGGTTATACACCAACAATTCTTATTTTTGACGAAGCGGCCTTTATTGAGGCGGATGGAGACTTTTGGTCTGCTTGTATGGCCTCACTATCTACTGGTGGTAAAGTTATCGTAGTTTCCACACCAAACGGTTACGATCCAATATATTATGAAATATATGACCAAGCATTAAGAGGAATGAATGATTTCAAAATCTCTGAAATGTTTTGGTATCGAGACCCTCGTTACACCAGAGATTTATACATGGTAAAGACAAATGATTTGGTTCATTACCTTTTGAATCGAGAAGATTATCCTTTAGACTCAGTTATTTCCTTAAGTAATGATAATCCCTACGAAAGAGACCATACTATTGTAACAGATTATATTTCTCAAGGATATAAGCCTTGTTCTGCATGGTTTGAGGGGATGGTAAAAAAACTCAAGTACGATAGACGTAAAGTTGCCCAAGAACTTGAATGCAACTTCTTGGGGTCAGGAGATAACGTATTCGATTCTGATTTGATGCAAAATATTTCCAAAAACCAACTGAGACCACCACAAGCAAAACTTATGGGGAATGCTTTATGGATTTTCAAGGAACCTGTAAATGGTCACAAGTATGTAATGGGTGTTGACGTTTCTCGTGGAGATTCTGAGGATTTTTCATCAATCCAAATCATTGACTTTGATGAACGAGAACAAGTATTAGAATACGTTGGAAAGATTCCTCCAGATGTATTAGCCGAGATTGCCTATAAATGGGGGACAATGTACAATGCCTATTGTGTAATTGATATTACTGGTGGTATGGGAGTATCTACTGCAAGAAAAATGCAAGAATTACAATATCAACCAGGACTTTATGTTGATGGAGTGGATACATCTAATAAGTGGAAATGGGATCCAAAAATTAATGATAAAATACCTGGAATCAATTTTAATACGAAACGAGTTCAGATTATTGCCGCATTTGAAGAAGGTGTTAGACATGGATTCAAAATATATTCTCATAGAACATACAACGAGATGAATACCTTCGTCTACATAAATGGAAGACCAGATCACCAAAAAGGTCAACATGATGATTGTATTATGGGATTATCGATGGCAATTTATATTGCTGAAAAATCATTTCAATCATTAACAAAAGTTGTTAATCATACTAAGGCAATGTTGAATTCATGGGCATCAGTTGTGAATGAGAATAAAAATACTTCAGAATTTTTTAATCCAATGGTACCTCAAATGGGTAGAGACCCAAACCTAAATAATAATGGTGCTAGTAAAGCGGATTATCAAAAATATGGTTGGTTATTTGGTGCTAAATAACTATTTATATTATCAGGGTAAATAGTAAAATTACGTATGGCAGAACAAAATATGACAGTTTGGCAAAGATTGTCACAAACATTTGGACCTAATTCACTTCTTAATCAAGACTATCCGACATTCAAGTTTGATAAAAAGGAACTTCTGCGAACCAAAAGTAGAGAAGAATATGAAAAAGAAAAACTCCAAGCACAACAAACATATTACCTCACCAATCAATGGTCGAAGGTAGAAAACAACCTTTATTCACAGGCGATTTATTATGAACCAACAAGGTTATCTGCTCAATACGATTATGAGTCGATGGAATATACTCCTGAGATTTCTGCAGCGTTAGACATTTATGCCGAAGAATCCACCACAACAAATGAAGATGGATTTATTCTGCAAATTTATTCTGAATCAAAAAGAATAAAAGGGGTATTAGCTGATTTGTTTAACAACGCTTTAGACATTAATACTAACCTTCCAATGTGGACACGGAACACCTGTAAGTATGGTGATAATTTCGTGTATCTTAAATTAGACCCTGAAAAAGGAATTGTCGGTTGTCAACAATTACCAACAATTGAAATTGAAAGACATGAGGTTGGGGCGAGTGGTAAAATATCTGTCGATGTTAAAAACGAAGTTGACAAAGACAGAAAAGCATTACACTTCACTTGGAAGAATAAAAATATGGAATTCCAATCATGGGAAATTGCTCATTTTAGATTATTAGGTGATGACAGAAAACTCCCATACGGAACATCTATGTTAGAGAAAGCCAGACGTATTTGGAAACAACTGTTACTTTCTGAAGATGCTATGTTGATTTATCGTACGTCTAGAGCACCTGAAAGAAGGATGTTCAAAGTATTCGTTGGTAATATGAATGATGATGATGTTGAAGCGTATGTACAACGTGTTGCAAACAAATTCAAAAGAGAACAAATAGTTGATAGTAAGACTGGTAACGTGGACATGAGATTTAATCAAATGGCTGTCGATCAAGATTATTTTATACCAGTTCGTGATCCAGCGGCACCAGATCCAATCACAACTTTACCTGGTGCTACTAACTTATCCGAAATTGCCGATATTGAATATATTCAAAAGAAATTATTAACTGCATTACGAGTACCCAAAGCATTCTTAGGATTTGAAGAAGTTGTTGGTGATGGTAAAAACTTGGCATTACAAGATATTAGATTCGCTCGTACAATTAATAGAATCCAAAAAAGTATGATAGCAGAACTTAACAAAATCGCTATTGTACATTTATTCTTATTGGGATTTGAGGATGAATTATCAAACTTTACTATTGGATTAACAAATCCATCAACCCAAGCTGATTTATTGAAGATTGATGTTTGGAAAGAAAAAGTATTATTATACAAGGATTTGGTTTCTGATCCAGGAAATGGAATACAGGCGACTTCATCTACATGGGCTAAGAAACACATATTTGGATGGTCTGATGACGAAGTTCGTTTAGACCTACAACAACAAAGAATTGAAAGAGCTGTTGGCGAAGAACTTAAAGCAACTCCAACTGTGATAACCAAAACAGGTTTGTTTGATAATATCGACAAATTGTATGGAAGTCAAACAGGATCAACTCCAACTGCAGGAGCGGAAACAACTATGGATGGAGGAGAAGTATTAGGATCGCCGCCATCATTTGATGGTGGTGAGATTCCTGGTGGAGAACCTGAATTACCACCGGCAGGAGGAGCTGAAGAAGCTCCACCATCTGAAGTAACACCGGAATCAAGGAAAAAAGACCTCAATATTTTAGTGGAAAATAATTTAATCGAAGGTTCACAGGTAATAAATTTGGGTCAGGCACAAGATTCTTTGGGAGAAATTTCAAAAGAGTTAGATAAGTTATTAAATTCATAATATTTATTTGAAAAAGACACCATGACCTTCGGAATAGTAAAATCCCTAATTGAAAAAAATCTCTTAGAATCCTACAAAAATGAATTAGAATTCAAGAAGACTTTGCGAGAATTCAAACACAACGTTTTGAGTAATAAAGCTATGTCTAAAGCATACGCAATATATGACCAACTGAGCTCACCTCAAGGGTTAAGTGATCAGGATGCAAAATATTTTATTGAAGAAGGGATTAATTTATTAAACAAAGTTTTGTCAAGTATTAAACTTCCAATCACACTTTCCGAAAAAACTGAAAATAATTATTCCGATATTGACACCTTAGTTTATACCCAAGGAGTAGATTTACTCGAAAGAGTTAATGCGAAGAAAAATATTTTGAAAGTTATTATGTCTACAAAAGAATCTATTAAAGAAAATATAAATATTCCGATTAGCTCTATGGTTGCGGTTGCGAATCAAACCGTTAATAATTACATACTTAATTTGGATGAAAATTCCAAAAAAGAATTTTTCCAAATAGTTTCTGAAGATACCAAAATTTTGGAAACAAAATTTGAAACCTTAAGAGAAAGTACGATATCCAAATTAACCACACTTCAAGAAAATGAGGATTCACAGGATATCAAAACAAAAATTTTAGAAACGATTGACAAAATTAAATCTGAAAAATTTGACCAATTAAACTTTTTAAAGTTAAAAAATTTGGAAGAATCAATTTGATTGGTCTTTGAGTCCTTGAATATATTTTGCCTTCAGAATCTGTGATCTTCTAAGTACAGATTTTTTTGTATAGTGCTTTCTATCAAATAGAATTTGATTTTGTTTTGTTTTAATTACTTTTGACTTTAGGGTCTTGAGAGCCTTCTCAAGAGGATTACCCTGTGTTATTTTTATTATTATCATATATTAGAAATATCTACAAATATAAAAAAATTTTGACAATCATACATATTATGTATATAATTTCATTAATAAACATACATAATATCATTATTAATGAAAAAAGGAAAAAGTGTCAAACTTAACCTGTTCAATCCCATAAAGTCACAGTATGGGACAGTAGATTCCAAAAACTTAAAATCAGTTTACATAAATATTCAATCATGGGTTACACCAAAAGAAGAGTTAGATAATTGGAACCGAGTTGTCTCAGGTTTGGGACGAGAAATAAAAAATTCCGTTTTTGAATCAATAAATTGTAAAATATTTCAAGAAAAAAATATTGTTGATTTAGACCTTCGGACAAGTGGGATATCAAAAGGGAAAAAATCATTTTTCAATTTGGAAATCAATCTATATACCCTACGTGATATGGATTTCAAATGCGATGAAATAAAAGAATCTATAAAAACTATAGTTAAATCCATCTACAAAAATAACGTAGTTCAAAACAAATACTTTGAATTTTCAATTTCAAAAAAAGACGAAAACTGACAAACAATTCAAATCCGTATATTTATCTTAAAAGATTAGATGAAAAATTTAAGAATTTTAGAAGCAAGCGAGCTTGGTCATGGTATATTGATTGAAATGGACGCAGGTTGGGTTTCTCCGAAAGATACTCAAAATATTGACGTTTTGAAAGAAGCAGCCAATTTAGATTATAGAAATCCATTTGAATTTTATGCAGTTCTTCAAAAATACGACACACCAAATAGAAATGGTAGAACGTATCCTGAAAGGATTTTGAAAAGAGAATCTGAAAGATATAAGCAAGCAATTTCTAAGGGTTTATCCACATCAGAATTAAACCACCCTGAGTCGTCATTAATTGACTTAGACAGAGTATCTCACATCATCACAGACATATGGTGGGATAAAAATATACTAATGGGAAAACTCAAATTATTGACATCTCCAGGGTTTCATGAAAGAGGCATAGTTTCAACTAAAGGAGACCAAGCAGCAAACTTAATGAGACAAGGAGTAACATTAGGTATTTCATCAAGAGGTGTTGGTTCACTTAAGAAGGTTGGCGAAAGAAATGAAGTACAAGATGATTTTGAACTGATATGTTTTGACTTGGTATCTTCTCCATCAACACCAGGTGCTTATTTATTTTCTAACCCTGACGAAAGAAGTAAGTATGAAGAAAATTTAGAGGAAGAAATAAAATCTAAACAAAATAACGACTATGTTGAAAAGTCGGTTGACTTAATGAGAAAATTAGACGATTTTTTAGGAAAATAAAATTATGGACGAAAAATATTTTGTAGCAAAAATTCAGTATGATTTCCCTGATGAAAACACAGGTAAGATTAAAAAAGTTAGAGAAGAGAAACTGGTTAAAGGTTACTCTGTCACAGATGTGGAAGCTAAAGTGACTAAAAAATACGAAGGATTCACTCATGATTGGAGAATCACTGCAGTATCTGAAAGTAAAATCGACGAAGTAATCGAGTAATTAATAATCAAACTGAAACAAACAAAGTGGTCGATTGACCACTTTTTTTATTTTGTGGGTATTGTAAAATGGATTTTTTTAGTTTTGGCACTATTTATATGATAAATTAAACAATTTTTTTCTATGAAAGAAAATAAAAACTTAGTACAGGAGGCGTTAATTCAAATGAGAAATGTTGAACAAGCAATCTCCCAGAATGCAAAAGGAATACTTGCTTCTACTATGAAGGAAGAAATCAACCAATTAGTAAAAGAATCTCTGTCAGAGCAAGATATGGAAGATGAGATTGAATTAGATACAGATATCGATACCGATATGCCTGTTGATAATGATGATGATATGGAAATGGACATGGAATTTGATATGGACATGGATATGGATTCAGAAGAAAGTCCAATAGATTTGACTGATGCTTCAGACGAAGAAATTCTTAAGGTATTCAAAGCTATGGGTGAAGAAGATGGAATCATCGTTAAAAAAGATGGTGAAGATATTCATTTAACCGATAGCGACACTGACTCAGAATATTTAGTTAAGCTTGGTGAGTCCGAGGAAGAGGAAGAATTAGATGAAACTATGCACGTAGATGAAATCGATGAAATGGATGTTGATACAGAAGATGTAATCAATGCTATTTTCTCAAAAGACGGAGATGTTGAAGATTTTGACATGGACCAAGAAGAAGAAGTTATGTATGAAATTGAATTCGACGAAGAAGAAGAAATGTACGAAGGAGATGACGAGATGATGGAAGAAGACGAAGACATGATGGAAGAAGAAGACGACGAAGAAGATTTGGACGAATCTTACAACCATAGAAGAGCTGTTAGAGAGGCAAAATCGACAGTAAAACCTAAAGGTGTTGGAATTGGATCTGGACCTAAATTCACTTACAAAGATAAAGCGAAAGGCGGATTCGATGAGAAGAAGAAAGAAGGACCAAAATCAGTTGGTACTGGTAAACCAAAATTCGAATACAAGAAAGGTGAAAATATGGAATCAAAATCCAAAGTTGTTAAGGCAGAAACAAAAGAAGGTCAAGGATACAAAGACAAAGAGGATGAAAGATTGGCAATGAAACATGGTAAAATTGCTTCAAAAGATCTTAAAACTACTAAGGCTCGTAGAGATGACGCAGGTTTTGAAAAAAGAGAAACCAAAGAAGCTGCTAGAACTTATGGAATGGGTTCAAAAGAAGGAAGAGGACTTAGAAAAGGAATTACTAACAACAGAAATTATGTTTATGGTAAAAACGGAGTAAAAGTTGAATCCTCAGAATCAGAAGTTGCAACGTTAAGAGAGAAAAATGAAGAATACAGAAAAGCATTAAATGTTTTCAGAGAAAAACTTAATGAAGTTGCTATCTTCAATTCAAACTTGGCATATGCTACAAGATTATTCACTGAACATTCGACCACTAAAAAGGAAAAAATAAACATTCTTAGAAGATTTGATAATGTAGATACTTTGAAAGAATCTAAAAATCTTTACAGGTCAATTAAAGACGAATTGTCTAAAACTGAAAGTACACCAATTAACGAATCAGTAGAAACTAAATTAAACAAAGGTGTTTCTACAGGTTCATCAACTACCCTAATTGAATCAAAAACTTATGAGAATCCTCAATTCTTAAGAATGAAAGATTTGATGAGTAAAATTGGGTAATTAAATAAACAAATAAAACAAAAAAAACAAAATACTAAAAATGGGAGCATTATTAGAATCAGGTCTTGTAGGTAACATCGGTCTTAAGCACCTTAAAGTTATCAAAGAAGACACAATCAACAAATGGGACAAATTAGGATTCCTTGAGGGTCTTAAGGGTCACATGAGAGAAAACGTAGCTCAACTTTATGAAAACCAAGCTTCTCACTTAATTAACGAAGCATCATCTACATCTGATACAGGTGCATTTGAAACAGTTGTTTTCCCTATCGTTAGAAGAGTTTTCTCTAAATTATTAGCAAACGATATCGTTTCAGTACAAGCAATGAACTTACCTATCGGTAAATTATTCTACTTCGTACCTAACATTCAGGCATACACTGACCCTGCGAACTTAGCGAATACTGGTATTCACTATGCACCTTACGGTTCACCAAATGCTGCGGCGGATCAAACTCCAAACTCTGGATATGATTACAACAACACAAAGGATCTTTATGATAGATTCTATGAAGGTAACGAACCAGCATTAGACCCACCAGGTTTATTTGACTATTCTAAAGGACAATATTCTGCAATCACAGCACCAGTTGTTACTGTGGCTTGGTTAGCGGACAACTTAGTTCCTTCAGCGTACACTCTTTCTGATTACAGAAAAGTGTTAATCGTTATGTCAGGTTTTGCATCTGACGGAGCTGGTAAATTAATCGGTCCTGATGGTCAACCAATGGATAACGAAGCATTCTTATCTGATTTGACTATTTATGGTGTCACTGGAAATACTACTACTTCAGCTAACACTACAAACCCTTACTTATTCAGAGTTGTAACTCAGAGATATGGTAAAGGTATCGTTCAATATGGCAACAACAACGCTACGTTGGTATTCCCTAACAGTAAGACAGATGGTGGTCAGTATGACAACCTTTGTGATGCTCAAGGATACATCTACTTAGAAGTTGACCTTCAAGTACCAGTATGTATCACTTGTGGTGGTTCATTAGACGGTTACACTGGTTCAACATTCTCATCATCAACTGCTACATCTAACGCATTCACATCTACTTATAGAATCTATAAGAACTTAGAATTTGAAGATAGAATTGGTGAAGTTTCTTTTGACCTTATGTCAGTAACAGTTTCTGTAACTGAAAGAAAATTAAGAGCACAGTGGTCTCCAGAAATGGCTCAGGACGTTGCGGCATTCCACAACATCGACGCTGAAGCTGAATTAACTGCATTGTTATCTGAGCAAGTTGCAGCTGAAATCGATAGAGAAATCTTGAGAGACCTTAGAAAAGGAGCAGCTTGGAACTTAAGATGGGATTACAATGGATGGAAGAGATTAGGATCTAACGCAGTTCCTTATACTCAGAAAGATTGGAACCAAACTCTTATCACAGCAATCAACCAAATTTCAGCACAAATCCACAAATCAACTTTGAGAGGTGGAGCTAACTGGATCGTTGTATCTTCTGAAATCAGTGCTATCTTTGATGACTTGGAATACTTCCACGTATCAAACGCAGCTCCTGAGCAGGATCAGTATAACATGGGTATTGAAAGAGTTGGTACATTAGCAGGTCGTTATCAAGTGTATAGAGACCCTTACTTCCCACCAAACCAAGTATTGATGGGTCACAAAGGAACTTCTCTATTGGACACTGGTTACATCTACGCACCGTATGTACCTCTACAATTAACTCCTACAATGTACAATCCGTTCAACTTTACTCCGATTAAGGGTATTATGACTAGATACGCGAAAAAAATGGTAAATAATCGCTTTTATGGCCGGATCACAGTTGATGGTGTTAGAACATTCGACTTGAGAGAATTGAGATAATCGATATTTCGATATGGATATGGTAAAAAGGGACAAGAAATTGTCCTTTTTTTTTTATTTATTATAAAAACTATAGATTTTTCGGATGAATGTTGTATATTTATAAATATGAAAAAATATATTCCATCACAAGAAGAAATAGAAATTATTCTTAAAATGTATAATGAGGATTTAGTTGGGAGTCAAACAATCTCAGAAAAAATAGGATTAAATAAACAACAAGTATTAAGAATACTTAAAGAAAATGGTGTTATTTTAGGCCCTTCAGGTAGACGTTTTATTGGTGGTAAAAAAGTTGCAGATAAAAAATATAGACAAAATAATAAAGAATATATGTCTAATAAATCAAAAAATTGGTATGAACAAAACAAAGAATATCGTAAAGAATATCTTAAAGAATACCGAGAAAAAAATATAGAAAGTATTAGAAAAACCAAACGTGATTACGAAAGAAATCGTAAGGCGAGTGACCCCCTCTATAAACTAATATCTAATTTCAGAACTGCGATTTATCAGGTGTTAAAAGAAAGTAATGTTGAGAAAAACAAACACTACTTTGATATATTACAATATACTCCTGAATCATTGATTAAACATTTGGAATCTCAATTCGAGAATAATATGAATTGGGATAACTATGGTGATTGGCATGTTGACCATAAATTACCAATTACATCCTTCAACATACAAGAAATGGGAGACGAGGAGTTTATGAGATGTTGGTCTTTAGAAAATCTTCAACCAATGTGGGGAACGGATAACATTCGTAAATCTAATAAGGTTTTATGAAGTATTTATAATAAATTAAGAATTATGATTAAGCAAACTTGGGAAATATCACAGGAAGAACGGAATAGAATTATTTCACTTCACGAATCCGCAACAAAGAATTTTTATATATTATCAGAACAAAATAATAACAAAACCAAAAATGATTCAATTAGTTTGACCAAACGGGTTGAATTCCCAAGTGGAATCCATAGTTCATCCGCAGTAAATCTTAATAACCTGATAGATTTAACGGAAATCGAAGATTTCTTGAAAAAATATCCAAATAATGAAATTATCATTAAATTAAAATCTAGTGAATCACAAGTTCCAAATTACGATAGAGAAGTTACTCCAAAGAAAAAACTGAATCCGGGTGACCTCAGTAAAATGAGGTATGAAACTATTCAAACTTTTATTACAAACTGGATGAATGGACTTGTGTCTAAAGGAATCATATCTCAACTACCTGAATTTGTAACTACTCAACCTATTGTTGACACTACAACACCTTGGAACCCTAGTCCAGGATTAACTTCATCTCAAATTTCTGCACTAGCCAAAGACCCAAAATATACTAAACATCAATTTGTTGAAATAACGGTAGAAGTGGTTGGAAAACAAACACCTGAAGACACACCGGGTGGTAAAACCATAACTTTCGACGATGAGCAAGTGGTAACTTCGAGAACACCTTCCGCATCCAAAAATCAGTATAATACTGCATTATTTTACAATTATAGTTACGCACCTGGAGCAGTTCTTGGGATGAGTCAATCTGAAGCAGAATCTTTACCAGGGGCTTTATTAACTATGAATAGGGAATTTGATGTTCAGACTTCGATTAAAAAATTGAATCTTTCACCTTTTAAGGTTAAGATAATTCCAAATGGAGGACAAACTGTTCCGGTAATAATTTTGAAACAAATGAATGGTAATGAAGTACCCACTTCTCCAAAAAATTGGGCGCCATGGAACTCATATGTTACTGACTCATACACACTTGAAATCCCATTTCCAAATGATAGTAAAGAATTTCAATCTGCATGGCTATTCATTTATTGGTATATTAAAAAAGGATTTCCGTCAGATTGGAATTTTATATCAAACAAACCTAAAAATATCGATTGGAGTCTAGTTGATAGAGGATTACATAGTGGTGGGAAACAAATACAAAATTCAAGTATTGAAACTCAAAAAAAAATATGGAGTTTATACCCAATGGATTGGTATGTTAAGATAGTGGAAAAAGTTTATTGAGGGATAACAAATAATTTTAATCCATAGCAATGAAACAAAAGTAACTGAAAGTTTTATCTTCGTTGTAAGATAGGTAGAACCTTTTTATTTTATCATTGAGTAATAGTTCGTTGTGTACCATAGAATTTTTCCATTGTAAAAAACAAAACATTGCTATATTATAATTTGTTGAGTGGTAAGGATTTTGATTGTTTGGAAGGTTTCTTGAAATTCCAATATTTTCTCCCGCGAATCTAAACGAAAGTTTTTGGGGGTTTATATTCTCGGAAAATCCGTTATGACTATAATCCCGAACCAAATTTTTACTACGATAGTCTGTTAATTCCTTTATCGATTCGTCAATGACTACTGGATTTAATCCATTTGAATATCTATACTCATTTAAGATTTGTTCAAAATGAACAATGATGGGGGTATCATTATTAGTTGGGGTCTTAAAACCAAATAATAAAAATGAACATAGAAAAAAAACTAGTTTTTTCATGGTGTTTCTTGAGTGAAGTGGTTGTTGAAGATTCTCAGTGATTTTGACACTAATTCTGACTCTTGAAGAGTGAATATATTAGAATTGTGAGAATATTCCAAAGCCTTTATTATCATAAAATATGCTTGTTCCAAGTTCATATTGTCACAGATAGAATTGATGTCGTCAGGGCTGTAGTATCTTACACTTCCAAATAGAAGACCCATAGGTTCTGGTTGTTCCATAATTTTGATTAAACTGTATATTT